TTTCCAGTCTGTTTCCTGCTCCATGATTCTCCTGTCTGTCAGATAGAATTACTACCGGGGGCATAGCTATCTGTGGGCTATGTCCCCTTCGCTTTCACTTTGTATCTACTGCCTTAGCCATCTCTGTGATCTGCTCTAGGAATCGCTTAGGCATTCCATGAAGCTTAGCGTCGCTGTATAGCTCTCTAAGCCCCTCAACGTCACTACTTAGGGCTAGGACACTTGCGCGACCCTCAAACCCCTTTAGAGATACCGCCAAAGCCTCCTGTGAGGCTGCCTGCATTTCCTCCGCGCTAGGTCTGACGCTGTGACCGTCTTTCTTGCTAGAAAAGCCGAGCGTTGATAAAGCCCTACCGATTGCGCTAGTGCTGCAATTCTCGATAAAGCTAGTTTTGTTTATTGGGCTTGAGTTTCTAGTCTCCTGGGCAAAGTCAATAGCTGCTGCTCTCATGTCTTCCCGGTCAGTGTAGACACTTGCCATAATCACTATCTCGGTCTCGTTGATTAGCTTTATCTCGGTGTGTATTCTGCCGTTTGGGTGCTTCTCCCAGAACTTAGCTATTCGGTCTGCTACTGGTTCATAGTTGTCCATGAATCCCATTTTTACCCTCCTGTGATTTTGAGATAAGGCGCGCCGCCAGATCTGCTTTGTAACATTACAACGTTCTCGCCGTCTACATAGCCGTATTTAGCGCCCTTCATGCTGCTTTGAATAACCGACTTTCTAAGTGTTGCCTGCTGCTTCCAGAACTTTTCTTGCTCAAGTGCCGCCTGTAGAAGTCTGTATTCCTCGGGGTCTATTTCTATCTCTGTGTCTTCTATGTCCGGATGCAGAATCCTAATTGCGCTGTAAGTAGAATCGCTGCCTTCTATGTCTGGCTGCTCTCCTGTCCTGACAAGCTCTAGGAAGCTCTCTGCCGCCCTCATAAGTGCCTCCGCCTCTATCGGGTCATACTCCACTGTAAACTCCCTGTATTCGCCTCCTGCGACTGCACAGAGTACACCGGGACTATGCAAGCCTGTGACGATCATGTACCAAAGAACTTGAAGCCTGTAATGCTCCGGCAACATAGGCATAGCGTTTCTAGAGAATTTGATCTCCAGAATGTATAAACTGCCGTCTTCGTCTTCTATGACCCCATCGGGGTTAGCGTGAAATGAGGGGTTCTTCTGTGATTCGTAAGTGTAATCTCCGGTGTGAAGTGTCAAGTGTGGATGCATGTCCCCGAATAGTCGAGCTATAGCAGGCTCAAAGTAGTTACCTAGCTTCATAGCCATCGTGCCTTCTGTAGGCAATAGCAAGCCTGACTTCTGCGCCCATAAGTACACCGCGCTAGTCCAGGGAGATTTATTCATTATCGGAGCTATGTCGCTGCCGCCAATTGCGTGAGACCTTTGAGCATGCCACTCAGGAGATCCTGCCGGGTGTGTGCCGATTAGAGTGCCGCCTAGTTTGGCAATTGTCTTATTCACTGTGATCATGTTTTTGAGCATAGCAAAGCAGCGCGACATAATTACAGTTATTGTTTAGGCATGAACTCAGAACAAGCTCTAACTGCACTCGCAGAAGGCATAAAAAAGACCGGGGCAACCGCCTGCCAGACTTCTGACCCCGATGCTTGGTTTCCAAAAGGTGGCGTTATGAATACGAACCTAAGATCTGCTATTAGCCTCTGTAAGATCTGCCCGGTTAGGTCGCTGTGTCTAGAGTTTGCTTTAGTGAATGATGAGAAGCATGGTATCTGGGGAGGCGTGAACAGTAGGCAGCGCGCTAGATTGCGAAACGCTCGAGGCTAGTGTAAAAAGTAGTCCGAGAAGGGTGTAAAAAGTTAGACACCCGGAATGTGTGGTGGCTCTAATCCTTCTCTGACGTCTTCGTATTCTTCAGGGTTGTTTACCTCAGTGTTCTTTACTGCCATTACTGAAGCAAAGAAAGCTAAAGCCGCTGCGACGCTGCTAAGTATTTGCTGCGATTGCTCTCCGGTAACTATCCCGGCTATTACTAGAAGCGGCACTAATCCGGCAGCTGCCGCGTAAATTGCTTTTCTAATCTCGGGGTTGAATCTCATTTTGCGTACCTTTCCAATAGGGCTAACGGGTCAAAAGTCTGACCGTAAAAGATGTGCTTAGGCGTGTCTCCGTAAGTAAGGTGAAGATGGCTGCCGCGTGATGCGCTCCCGGTATTGCCTACTGCTGCGAACCACTTATTACCTTCCCAGATTTTAGTGCCGACCTTATGCTTGCTCTTTACCTTCAAGTGAGCAAAGCCTAGATACATGGGCATGTCTTTACCCTCATGCCAGAAGCGTAGGACTAGGCAGTGACCAAGAACATCGCTCCAAGTGTTTACTACTATTGTGCCTGTTTCCGGGGCTGTGATCCAAGCGCCTGTAGCAGCGCCAAAGTCTAAGCCTCTGTGAGGGTTAGTCCTGTTAGCTGTAGCAGCGTAGAGGGCTGTGATGCTTGCTTTAGGAAGTGGGTATCTCAAATTAGTACCTGCGAAACAACGGTAACGGCGAAAGCAGTAAGCGCGGCAGAAGCGAAAGCAGTAATCCAGGCTGTTTGCCAACGAGCTTTTTCTAGCTCTCTTATTCTGTCTTCATGATCTTGAAGCATCTTAAACCCGGCTTTTACTTCTGCCATGTCACCTACTAGCTTTAGTAATAACTGCTGCTGTGTGCTGCTTCTCGGTATCTGCTCAGACATTAGATAATTAAATCGGTCACTGGAACTAGTATTCTGCCGTCTTCTCCAAGATAAGCTTCTGGGTCTATCGCCTCTACAAACTCCAAAGCCTTAGCCTGAGTTAGTTTCTTGAATGACCAAGCGCTTAGGGCTGTCGGTGTTCCGGTGTAGTAGCCAAGAATCTCTGCGCCTTGAGTTACATCGCCGTTAGGATAAGCTCCTTCGGCACTTCCGCCCTGTATCGTAATTGAGTCTTCTGGCCCAGTGCCGTACTTAGGATTGGTAAAGTTTAGTTTCCATGTTGCATACTTCATAGCCCTAACTCCTTCTTTGATTCCGCTACTTCGTTGATAAAGTTTTCTAAAACTCCGGCTTGTTCCATTGCTTCAATGTGAGCAGCGTTTACGCTTGTGCCTCCCATTAGCATCGCCTTAGCGTTTCCAGTTAGTCGCGCGTTCCAGTAGTCGGGTTGAGCGGCTTCTATGTCTGCTCTAGTAAACTTGGTTTCAAAGCTGTCGAAGATGGCAACTAAGTCGTTTAGCTCGCGCTCTGCGCCTATCATGGCTAAGCGTGTTTGCCTTAGACCGATTTCAGTTTCCTGAGCTTTGAGTTCTTTCATTTCATCTTTTGTTTCACGAAGTCGCTTAATTTTTAGCTCGGCTTTTTGAACGCCAATCTTGGCAATCTGGAACTTATAAATCATGTCTTGTAGCTCTAGACAGGTTTGGTAGTAGCGCATCTCAGGGGTTGCGTGTGAGCCTGTAACAAAGCGCTCTAACTGAAAACGTGACCGAGGCTGTTGCACCTCTGCGATTGCGGCTTCTATTTCTTCATACATTAGACAGTCTCATTCTGGAACCCTGCTGCATAGTATCTAGTTGATGATAACCCTGTCCCCAAAGTGCTTCGAGAATCAGAAGGAAAGGCAAATTTGTCAACTGTGCTCACTACGGGGCCTTCATTACCACCTGCTGCATAACCTGCTACACCTGAGTCAGACATTCCCGCGGCGCTACTCCTGTTCGCGGAAAGCCCCGTTGCAAGTGTGCTTCGAGAATCAGAAGGAAAAGCAAATTTGCTTACATTACTAATGTTTACAGACGTTTTACCTCCAAGCGTGTAGCCCGCTGTTCCAGAATTAGACATTCCCCTTATTCGGTCTGTAGCTGAAGGCAGACCTGTGCCGAGAGTGCTTCTAACGTCGCTAGGAAAAGCAAATTTATCAACTGTCGTAACTTTTGGCGAACGCCCACCTGCCGCATAACCAGCCACGCCTGAGTTGGACATTCCTGCAAGGGACTGCCTTGCAATTGAAAGACCCGTACCGAGTGTGCTTCTAGAGTCATTTGAAAAAGCAAACTTGTCAATTGTTGCAACATCAGAGCTTCCGCTATATCCGCCTGCTGCATAACCAGCGACACCTGAGTCAGACATACCTGCTAAAGCGTTTCTGGCACTCGAAAGCCCTGTCCCCAGAACACTTTGCGAGTCGCTAGGAAAAGCAAACTTATCAACAGTCGTAACGCGAGAGCTTCCGTCATATCCACCTGCAACATAACCAGCTACACCTGAGTCAGACATTCCTACGATGCCATATCTACCATTCGACAACCCCGTACTCAATGTTGTTCGTGAGTCAGAAGGAAAGGCGAACTTATCAACAGTGCCAAGATAGGAACCGTTATAGCCGCCCACTACATAACCTGCCACGCCAGCCGCAGCGCCAGCCCCACTAGCCGCAAGTATTCCTAATGGAATTAGACTCATGCGAGATCGCCGACTAGGTAATAGCTGTTGGTCGCTTTCTTTGTAATGCTTGCTCCTGCAAACTGTCCGCCTGTGTCTCGCGCATCATCTTTGGAGTTGAGCGTAACCCCTGCGCCTGCTAAGAAAGTGATAGCGCCTCCGGCGTTTTGAATGAAGTTTATAGTTTCGCCAATAGCTAGTTCGTCATCTACTGTAATCGTGATTGCAGCGGTTGCATACACATAGCTATTCGCATCTCCTGCAACTATCGCCCTAGAAGTCCCCTGCTCGCTAACTGTAGGTGTAGGGTCTGGGAATACTATCGCGTTACCCCAAGCCGAACCATCGTATTTTGTTAGCAAGCTTGTGCCTGTTAGGTAAGCAAACTGACCATTTACCGGGCTAGTGATCGCCGCATCTCTCGCGCCGCTACTTGCAAAGACCGCGATGACCTGCTGCATAAGGTTATTGTTTATGTCTGAGGCTGGCAGCGTGTTGCCGTTAGCGAATACTTTATAGCTCATTTTATGCTTCTTTCCATAGGTCTAGTGTAGTTAGCCAAGTGTCTGAGTCGATGAAGTGACTCACTTTTACCATAGTATAATAATCTAGAATCTCTAACGTGTCCTGAGTAAAGTCCACGCCTATTAGTGTGCCTGGAAGCAGAAAAGCCGCTTCAGTCAAATTTCCTTGTCTGTCTAGTGTTAGCGTTTCTATGTTTTGTACTAGGTCAGTAGGCGATTGGTTAAACACCGAGCTAGCCCAGCGATCTAGTTCTTGAACACTTGTAGTGTTTAGACTTACGTCTTTTGCGTAAGTTCCATAAAGTGAAATCGAATCTAAATTTTCCTGCAAGACAAACGTGTCAGGGTCAGAAGCAAGCTCGACCCTTAGAGAATTGAAAACTTCATCACTGCTAGCGAGTGTGCTTATGTTGGTCATGCATAAGTGATTTAGAGTTTCATGATTATTCCCGATTGTATAAATAGTTTCTTGACCTGACCCGAGTACGTCTATTCCGCCTAGTAGTGATTCGTCTATCTTGAAGTAGTTTGCGCCTACTGGAAAGTCTGGAAGTGTCTCCGGGTCTGGGCGCGGTACGAATACAAACTCCTGCGTTTCAGCGTCTATCCAAAACAGCCCTAGTCCTACTTGTATCGCTTCTAGAATTAGATTAGAAGGTATTACCTGTGTCAGGGTTTCTGAGGGAATGCGACCTGCTGCCACTTTGCTTAGGTCGCTTATGCTGCTGCCAAATTCGTTAGCAATTATCTCTAGTTGCTCTAGTGGGGATACATAGCCATCGGGGTTTGAGCTATCGAAACTAGCTATTCGAGTATTTAGAAGCTGCTTCATAGAATCAAAAGCAATAACTTGCAGCAGATTTTTACCGTCTATTGTGTAAGTGCCGCCGATGCTATCAACTATGCCGCTCCAGATAATCTTATCTATCTCGCCTTTTACGAGCTTTATTCTTACTGGAACACCTGGACGAAATGAAGTGTTCTGAGAAGGGTCGTAATCGTAGGTTTGCAGTGTAAGGCGCGCTCCTGCAGGTTGCGGCTGAAAATAGAGTTGGTCTTGGATTTGTCCGCCGTTTTCTAGGTTTGCCCTAGCTACTGTGCAGGAAAGATTTTGCCAAGTAAAGCTATTAGTGCCTCCACCGTCTAGGACGTTTTCGCCGCCTAGCAAGCTTTGATCGATAATAAAGGTGTTGCCGCCTGATAGTACTCGCGAGCTGCCTAGTGTGCTAATGCCAATAATGAAAGCATTCTCTGAGCTGTCCGGCAGAAAGAACTCGACCTTTAGATCGTTAGCTATATCAAAGTTATCTATTGTAGTCATCGAAGTAGGTTTCTACTGCCCTGAGTTTTAAGTGTGTTGTTTATCTCATTGATGATTTGTTGCCCGTCTACGTTAGCCCGGTTTATGTTGATAGTAATTGCGTTGCCGAACTGATCAAACCTGCCGCGACCCTTAGAGATGCTTCCCTGCCTAGAAAACTCTCCGCCGCCTGCTTGCATGTCCGGCGCAAACTTTATAGCACCTGCCGCAGCGTTGGCTTTAGCCATAGCTCCTGCAATTCTTT